GCTTTAGACAGAGCAGATGAAATAGGATGTGTTGGTACTCATTCTATGGAACAAAATGGTGAGACAGTTTATATGCCATGCAGAACACATGCTGAATACAATAGACTTACAGAAGATAAAGCATTATCTGATTTAGATTTAACTCCAACTGATTCAATGGCAGAAGAAGCAAAACGTGGATTAGAATGGAGAAAAGAATTTAACAGAGGTGGCACAGCAGTAGGTGTTGCAAGAGCCAATCAATTAATTAGCAAAGAAAGATTATCACCAAATACAGTTTTAAGAATGTATTCATTCTTTTCAAGACATGAAGTAGATAAGCAAGGACAAGGATTTGACAGAGGTGAAGATGGTTATCCATCAGCAGGTAGAATTGCTTGGGCATTGTGGGGTGGTGATGCAGGATTTAGTTGGGCTAAGACTAAAAGAAATCAAATCATGAGAGAACGTGAAAAGTCTTTTGATGATATGGAAACTAAAGTTGCAGGTGTATCAGGCTCAACTCTTAAAGGTTTAGAAGGGAAAGTAAAAGACCATAACGATAAATATGGAGATGAAAAAGGTAAGAGAGTTACTGTGGGTATGTTAGCTAATGTTTATAAACGTGGTGTTGGTGCATATCGTACTAATCCATCATCGGTAAGACCAAGTGTAAGGTCAGAAGAACAATGGGCTATGGCTAGAGTAAACGTATTCTTACAAGCTGTTAGAACAGGGAAGTTTCCAAGTGGTAAGTTTGATTTAGACTTATTACCTAAAGACCATCCTTTATCTAGCAAAGACTAAGGAGAAATAATATGCCAAGTACTAATAGGTCTAGTATATCACTAGCCACAGCTCATGATATTGTCAGAGCATGGAATCTACCCAACATGACAAAACAAAAAGATGTTTTTGAATATCTTGGGTTATCTACTGATTCAGGAACAATGTCTTTTTACAGACAACAAGCAGAGGAACTAACAGGTATTCAATTATTACCACACAACAACAATCGTAATGTAGTTGTTAGAAGTGAACGTGCTAATCTGCCACCACTAACTAATCGTGTAGAGATAACTGACCATCCATATTCAATGCTTGTATTTTCTGATGCACATTTTGAAGGACACGAAACAGTATCATTTAAGATTATGTGTGAAGTATTAAAAGACTTGGTTAAAACAAGACAACTTAAATGTGTTGTAGCTAATGGTGATATTATGGATTTATCTATCCTATCTTCATTTGCAAAGTTTCACACAGAGATAAGACCACAAGAAAGAACTGTACAAAAAGAGATATATGATTCACAAGCTCAAATAAACAGACTACAAAAGATTATTGATAAGGCTAAATATCCTATTAAGCAAATAGCAACATTCGGTAATCATGAAACAAGATTATCTAAAGTTGCAATGTCTTGGGGTAGAGCCTTTGAAGATTTAGAAGCATTTAAGATACAAACCTTATTTCCTGATTGGGATTGGGCTATGTCTCATTTAGTCGATGATACAGTTTTAATCAAGCATAGAATGAGAGGTGGTGTACATACTGCTTATCAAAATGCTATGAGGTCAGGTATACATATCGTTACAGGACATACACATCAATTGAACTTCAGAACATTTAATACCTATTCCACAACATCAATGTCTATACAAACAGGACACTTATCAGAACAATATCATCCTTACCTTGAAGATAATGTTGCAAATGATTGGAATAATGGATTTGCTGTAATAACGATTGACCCTAAAGAAAAAACAGTTCATCCTGAACTTGTACAAGTAAGCAACCTTCATAGGTCAGCATTCTTTAGAGGTAAAAAATATACAGTATGAAAGATTATCCACTAGTCATGGTAGATTGGCTAGACCACACAGCAGATGCAAGATGGGTAGAGAACATAGATTCTTGTGAGCCTGAGCTATGCAGAACGATAGGGTGGCTAATAAAAGAAGATAAGAAGTCATATAAAGTAGCAAATGCAATCACAAAGGAATCAGGTCTTGGTGGCATTTCTGTTATACTCAAATCCTGTGTAGAGGAAATGTGGATGATAGAGATGGATGATGAAGAAAACTGAAAGGGTATATTTACAGAAAATAGCAGATTTAGGATGCATCGTATGTAAGAAACTAGGATATGAGGGTACACCTGCTGAGATACATCATGTTAAAAGATTCGGTGCTAAAAGAGACCACACACAAGTTATACCATTATGTCCACATCATCACAGAACAAGTAAAGAATCGTATCATCTCAATCCTTTATGGTTTACAGAGCAGTTTGGTACACAACAAGAACTATTAGAAGAAACTATGAGATTAGTCAATGTCGAAAGTCAGGATTAACAAAAGAAAAGAATATAAAGAACAACTGAGACTATTTATTACTCTTAGCAATAATGTTAGAAGAAGAATCAGAGAACACTTCAGGACTTACACTGATTTAGCTGAATCTTTATTTGATGATTTAGGTCAAGTGCCTAATGAATACTATGAAGATTACTATAACGACTTATTAAGCATTTTAAGTGATAATGCAAGACAAGTAATCATTACTATGGGTAATCGATTACATAGAACACGATTAACTAAAGCAGAAGATGAAATCGACCCAATCATTCTTCAATATGTAGGCACTAAAACAGCAGAGAATGTATCTAACATCACAGAGACCACGAGAAAGGGCATACAAGCTGAAATTTCACTAGGTTTAGAGACAGGGCTATCTAACCCACAGATTTCTAAAAACATTCGAAAAATCACTGCTTTTGCTCCATATAGAGCCACTATGATAGCAAGAACAGAAACACATCAAGCAATGAACTATGGAAACCAAGAAATTGCTAAAAGATTAGGTCTAACAAGACCACTAAAAGAATGGGCATCAGCTATGGATGAACGTGCTAGACAATGGCACAAAGATATCGATGGTCAAAGAGTGGGTATTGATAAACCCTTTAAAATAATGACACCTGTTGCAGGTGGTGGTGTGATTGAAAAAGAACTACAATTTGCAGGAGACCCAAATGGTGGTGCATCTAATACTATAAACTGTAGATGCTTTGTTTTATACTATGATGAAGGAGATATTGTTGAGTAAGAAACAAGAAGGACAACAAAAAAGTCAAGATTACGAAATATTCTATTCAGAGGGTATCAATAAAGGTTTGACCAATGCACAGGCATCTTTATATGCTCATGATTTACTAGCCAAGAAATACAATTATAAGAATCCTTTCACAATTAAACCAAAATCTATCTAAAAAAAATATAAAAAACCTTTGACAGACTATATACTTTAGGTATATACTGAAGGTATAAATTAACTAGGAGAAACAAATGAGAGTAACAAAAAATGAACTAATAGAATTAGTAAAAGAAAAAATAAATTATGTTAAATCTTTCGAGAAAGCTACATGGGATGCATACTACAAGGCACAAGATGGAGATTGTCCAATTGCTAAACGTGATACTATAGAGGCACTTAATGATTTACACGAAGATTTAGCAAAATTCGAAGATAAGCTAGAAAGTTTACAATCAAAAAATAATTAATCAGTAATATTGAAAAAGAGAGAGCAGACTTAGTTCTGCTCTTTTTTTATTGTTATTATAAGTGGTTTATTGTTACAATGACCACAATATACTTGACAGGGATTTCGAGTTATGCCAAATGGACAAGAGGACAACATGGAAGTTGAACACGACATTTTAGATTTAGAATGTGAATATAAAGAAATGGAAGCAGAAGATGATGGCTCGTTTGAAGGCTATGCATCTGTATTCAATAACAAAGATTTAGGAAATGATGTCATCAGACAAGGTGCATTTACTAAAACTATAACAGGCAGAAAAGCAAGTAGCATTAAATTACTCTACCAACATAAAACAGATGAACCTATCGGTGTCATTGATTCCTTAGAAGAAGATAAACGTGGACTAAAAATAAAAGGTCGTTTAGCTATGGGTACACAAAAAGGTAGAGAAGTATTTGAATTAATGAAAATGGGAGCATTAGATTCCATGTCAATCGGTTATAGACTTCAACCTGATGGCTATAAATACGATGATAAAAACAAACGTAGAGTAATCAAAGAAGTAGACTTAATGGAAGTCTCAATGGTTACATTTCCAATGAATCCAAAAGCAAAGATAACGAAAGTTAAATTAGCTGAAATGGATGCTAGAGAGATAGAAGCATACTTACGAGATGTTGGTGTGATGTCTACTGCTGTAGCTAAGCAAACTGCAAACGTACTATACAAGTCTTATCAAGAGATAAATTTGTACGAACAACGTGATGTTGTTGATAGTATCAAGCAATTAATCAATAAACTTAACTAAGAGGACTAATAATGTCAGAAGAAATCAAAGTTGTTCTTGATGAGTTAGGCTCTAAATTTGAAGAATTCAAATCAGAGAACAAAACTCGTTTAGAAGAAATTGAAAAAAAAGGACATGCTGACCCTATTCTCCAAGAAAAAGTTGATAAAATGTCAGATGACATTGCTAAACTAGCAGAAGTCAAACAAGCACATGAGATTCAACAAAAAAATCTTGAAGAAGCAACAGCAAAAATTGAAAGTCTAGAAACCATATTAGCTAGACCAAATGCTTCTAAATCTGCAGATGTAGATATGCAAGTTAAAGCATTCGGTAAATGGTTAAGAAAAGGTGAAATAGATGAAATGGAAAAGAAAGCACTTTATGAATCAGATGATACTCTAGGTGGATTTTATGCACCTACAGAATATGTAGCTGACTTAATCAAAAGTGTAACTGAAATCTCTCCAATTCGTTCTATTGCTAGAGTAAGACAAACAGATAAACGTGGTATCGAAGTGCCAAAAAGAACAGGTCAATTCTCTGCTTCTTGGGTATCTGAAACAGGTACACGTTCTGAAACAACAGGCTATACAACAGGTCTACAACAAATCGATGCACACGAACTTTATGCATTAGTAGATATCTCACAAGCTATGCTTGAAGATTCTGCTTTCGATTTAGAATCTGAAATGGGTTCTGAATTTGCAGAGCAATTTGCTAAAGCAGAAGGTACTGCATTTGTTAGTGGTTCAGGTGTTGGACAACCTTTAGGTTTCACAGATGCATCAGCTGGTGTTGGTTCAACTAACTCAGGTGATAACTCTGCATTAACAGCTAATGGTCTTTATGACTTAGTTTATGCAATCAAATCTGAATACTTAGGTAATGCTCGTTTCGTTATGAACAGAACTACTTTCTCTAAAGTACTTCAATTAGAAGATACAGCAGGACAAAAAGTATTCCATGTTGGTTTAAATCTAGTAAGTGGAGCTCCTTCTACAATAGCAGGATTCCCATATGTACTAGCAACTGATATGCCAGATGTTGCAGGAAGTGCTAAACCAATAGCATTCGGTGACTTCTCTAGAGCATACACAGTTGTAGATAGAGTTAATCTATCTATCATGAGAGACCCATACAGCCAAGCTACAAGTGGTAACATCAGATATGTTGCTCGTAGAAGAGTTGGTGGACAAGTAGTATTAGCTGAAGCAATTCAACTACAAAACATTAGTGCATAAGGAGATAGCAAATGAGAGACATTTCAAATAGAACTTCAGTTGTTAAAGCACTTGCTCCTGCAGTTGTAACTGCTGATACAAACGGCTCAACAATCGATTTGCAAGGTTTTAACTCTGCAATGATGGTTATGCATACAGGTATCGAAGGAGATACATTATCAGGTTCTGTGAAGTTCGACTTTATATTAGAAGAATCAGATAATGGTTCAGATTGGTCAGCTGTTACATCATCTACCGATGTTACAGAAGGCAGTGTTGATTCTAGTGGTATCTTTTTAACACTTGATGATAATGCTGAAACACCTCAAGTAACCCAAATAGGGTATATAGGTGGTTCTCAGTACATCAGAGTTAGAATTGATGCAACAGGAAGCCACAGTAATGGCACACCAATGAGTGCTGTTGTTGTAAAGGGCAACCCTTCTGATTCAGAGGATGCTTAATAGCCTATAACTAGGCACATGGTGGGTAGACTTTGTTATTCGGTCTACCCACCGACTGAGGTATACTATGACTGTGAGTACAGCATATACTGAAAAAGAGTTAGATATAATTAAGGCTATTTATAAAATAGACCCTAAAGCTAAATTTCATATCAAAGGAAGTTTAGAGAGTCGTATCGACTTTTTATATGGTGGAATAGTATGGGATACAGAACCTATTTCTTGGGAACAAGTAGTAGAGAAAATGTACGAATTAAATAAAGGTGATTAAATGAAAATCAAAATGTTACAAAGAACATTAGGTTCAGGAAATGCTAGTGGTAATGGCACTAAATGGTATGAAGAAGGTGAAATCATAGATTGCACAGAAGAATGGCAAGTTAAATTAGGTCAGATGTTTTTAGATGATGGTAAAGCACAAGAACTTAAAATGGTTGAGCCAACTGAAAAGAAAGTAGTTAAAAAGAAAACTGCATCTAAAGAAGATAAACCAAAACTAGTTAGAAAGAAAACAAAGAAAGCAACCAAGAAGTAATGAGACATGGCTCGTACTCTAGGCACAGACTTTCAAGCACAACTAGATAGCTCACAGCTAGAGCCTTTCTTTGCTGTATCAGTAGGTTTCACTATACCACTTAATCTATGGACAGGTTATAACACCATCACTATAGGTGGCACAGAATATTTCCCATCAGGAAACTTATTATCTATCAGTCCAATAGATGAATCAGCAGATATCAGAGCCAATGGTGTCAAAATAGCATTATCAGGTTTAGATAGCAGTATTATATCATCAGCACTTACAGAAGATTCACAGGGTAAGATTGTAAAGATTTATTTTGGTGTATTAGAAACAGCATCTAATGCTACAGCAGTAGTAGATACTCCATATCAAGCATTTGAAGGTTTTATAGATAGAATGGCTATTGTAGAAGATAGAAATATAGCAGAAATATCAGTCGATGTAGAAAACAAACTTATTATGTTAGAAACACCACTTAACAGAAGATATACCGACCAAGACCAAAAGAATTTATTTGCAGGTGATAGAGGATTAGAGTTTGTAGAATCACTACAAGATAAATCAATTGTTTGGGGTGGTGGCTCTAATTAATGCATGAATCCACTAGAAAAAAGATTAAATGATATAAGTGATGTAATTAATCTTTATAAATCATTCGATAAATATAATAACCATACAAGAGAAGAACTATTTAATTATCTTCTACAGCCATTCAATTTAAATCAATATAAGATTTTCTATAAAGATAATCAACCATCAGCATTTGTTTCATGGGCATTTTTAGATGAGGAATATGAAGAACATTTTAAATTAACATCTGATATTAATAATTGGAATTGTGGTGATAGAGTTTGGTTGGTAGACTTGGTATCATGTGGTGATTCTAGAAAGATGGTTAAATGGACTAACCAATATTTTAGTAAACTATTAGGTGTAGGTAAAAAAGTGAATTATTTAAAGATAGATGATAAATGGAATATATACAGAATATCATCTTCAGTAACAAAGGAGTGTTATAGATAATGGGTGGTGGTGGTGGAATACTAGGAACAGTAATCAGTATAGGTACAGCTATCTATACAGGTGGTGCTTCATTAGCATTAGGAACTAAAATAGCACTTAATGTTGGTGCATCTTTAGTTGCAAGTGCATTAGCACCAAAACCCAAAGCATCCTCATTAGGCAGTAAATCTTATCAAGACCAAACAACTAATCGTAGTTTGATGGTTAAAGAACCTATTACTACAAGAGAAACTGTTTATGGAATAACTAAAAAGTCAGGCTCTATATTATTTATGGATACAACTGACAACAATAGAAGATTACATTTAGTTGTTGAAATAGCATCACATGAGATTAACAATTTTGGTACAACTGTTGATGATAGATTCTTTTTTAATGAAGAATCGATACAATTAGGTCTCTTATCAAAAGGTGGTGGTGGCTATACTGACCCTGATGGTATTTATAGATATACACCAACAGCAGGAAGTTATAATGAAGGCTCAGACTATAATCCTAATAATAAAAAAGTAGAGGTTAAATTTCATAAAGGCTCAGATGACCAATTATCAGATTATGATTTAAGAACCCAAGTATCTAAATGGACAACAAATCATAGGTTAAGAGGAATATCCTATATCTATGTTCAAATGGAATATGACACAGACATGTTTCCTAATGGCATTCCTAACATAAGTACAGTTGTTCAGGGTAAAAAGCTTTATGATTTTAGAACAGACACAACAGCATTTTCTAGAAACCCTGCATTATGTATTTATGATTATTTAACAGATACAAGATTAGGACTTGGAGTAAATCCTGACAATATAGATATTACATCATTCACTACAATGGCTAATTTATGTGATGAAGATGTAACTAAAGTTGGTGGTGGAACAGAAAAAAGATATCTATGTGATGGTATTGTCTATAGTGATACAGCTCCTATGCAAGTGCTTGATGATATGCTAACAAGTTGTGCAGGAGTATTATCTTATTCAAATGGTAAGTTTATTTTAAAAGGTGGTCAGTATGTAGCACCTACTTTAACTTTAACAGATGATGATTTTATATCTCAAATATCGATAGAATCTAAAAAATCTAGAAAAAATTTATTTAATACAGTCAAAGGTATATTTACATCATCAGAGACTTCATGGCAACCTACTGATTATCCTATAGTTACAAGCAGTACATTTACCGATGCTGATGGTGAAACTATTTATGGAAATATAGATTTACCATTTACTACATCAAGTGCTACAGCTCAAAGGATTGCTAAAATTGCTTTATTTAAAAATAGACAGCAAATAGTTGTATCAGCACAAGTTAAGATGTCAGGATTTAAGTTACAAGTTGGTGATACAGTCAATGTAACCAATAGCAGACTAGGTTGGACAGATAAAGTATTTGAGATAGCTGAATGGAGTTTTAATACTAATGATACATTAGGCATTAATCTTATAATGGTTGAAACAGCATCATCAGTTTATGATTGGGATGCAGAAGAATCTGAATTTGTTGCAGATAATACTACATTACCAACAGTACAAACTGTAACAGCACCTGCTATCGTGGTTACAGATGAACTCAGAGTATATTCAGAATCACCTATTACAGTATTAAAAGTTGTATGTTCTAGTAGTCAAGGAACAACGAATGAATTTGAAGTAGAAGCATTAAATAATAATGACCCTGATGGAGAATATGTAACTCTAGGCAGAAGTAAGCACAATATATTTGAATTAGTAAATGCAGAAGATGGAGCAGTTTATACAGTCAGAGCAAGGTCTATTAACTCATTTAATGTGCATTCTAGTTATGTCACAGCAGACCACGAAGTTGTTGGTAAAACAGCACCACCTAATGATGTAGAAGACTTTTCATCTAATGTAATCGGTGATGTTGTAGCATTGAATTGGACACCTGTACCTGACTTGGATTTATCACATTACATCATTAGACACACACCGATAACTGTATCACCTAAGTTTGAGGAAGGAATCATTGTAGCTAGAAAAGTAGCTAAACCTGCTAACTCTATTTTATTACCTGCTAAGACAGGAACATACATGATTAAAGCAATCGATGTATTAGGTATAGAAAGTGAGAACTCAGCTAAATCAGTTATTATCTTAAACTCTATAACAAGAGATTATAATATCGTAAGCTCATCAACAGAGAGCCCTGATTTTACAGGTGCTAAACAAGATGTTGAAGTTGTAACAAGAGAGGGTACAAATTATCTTGAATTAATTCATGCAGTTTTATTTGATGATGGTGTTGGAACATTTGATGATGATATAGGTCTATTTGATGATGGTGGACAAACAGCATTTAATACTGAAGGCACTTATGACTTTCCTTTATTTGACTTAGGTGCTGTATTTAATAGCCGTGTTACCTTTACCTGTAAATTTGAAAGACACGATGAATCATCATTATTCGATTCTCAATCAGGATTATTTGATAGTTATGGTGGATTGTTTGATGGTTTATATACTGAACACAATGATATTAATGTTGAATTATTAATTAGCACATCAGAAGATAATATTACTTATACTGATTACAGAACATATATTCTAGGTGATTATACAGCTCGTTATATCAAGCTTAGAGTTAAACTAACCACAACTACTCAGGTATCATGTCCAGCTATTTATGAATTATCAGCATCAGTAGACATGCAAAATAGAACAATAGCAGATAATGATTTAGTATCAGGCACATCACCAAGTGGATATACAGTAACATTCTCACCTGCTATGAAGCTTTTAGAAGGTCTTAGCATAGCATCTCAAAACCTAGACCAAAATGAGAGATATAATATAACAGCTAAAGATGAAACAGGATTTACCATCATATTCTATCAAGGAAGTGGCACAGGTACAGTTATCAGCAGAGAATTTGATTATGTAGCTAAGGGCTATGGATATGTGGAATCTTAATAATTTAATGATATACTTAAACCAATTTATAAGGAGATAAATTTTGTCACAACACGATTTAGATATTGCTAACCAAACGTTTCCGAACACTAGGTCAGATTTAAACGATGCTTTACAAGCATTAGGAAGCACATCATCAGGTGCTACAGTTCCATCAACAACCTATGCTAATCAGCTATGGTATGACACAGCTAATAATAAGCTTTATATCAGAAACGAAGACAATGATGCCAATATCGAGATATGTGAACTTGACCAAACAAACGATTCAGTAGAATTTTTTAAATCAGATTCAGTTAGAACAGCATTAGTAGAATATACCGATGGAACAGATGCACTAACTGTTGGAAGTGGTGGTGAATTAACAACATCAAGCACATTAGATGTAGATGGTAATGAATTAATATTGGATTCTGATGGGGATACCTCTATTACGTCAGACACAGACGACCAAATAGATTTTAAAACAGGTGGCACCGATAGAATGGTGATTGATTCTAGTGGTAATGTAGGTATTGGCACAGATGCTTCGGATAATAGTATATATGGTGGAATATTGAATTTAACTGATGGCTCAGTAGGTGGAGAAACAACTCTTGTTATTGCTAATAACAATGCAAATCAGTTTATAAGATTAGGTGTAAATGATAGTGAAGCTCAAATTGTTTACGACAATGCTGATGAGTTAGTTTTTGGGGAAGCTACAGATTCTACTACATCAGGCATAACTACAGAACGTATGAGAATAGCATCTACTGGATATGTAGGTATAGGTACTAGTAATCCTGCTAGAGATTTACATATATCAGATTCAGGAACACCAGCTATTCGTTTGCAAGATACAGGTGGAACTAATCAATATTGTG